TGATTGTCTTACCAAAGCAAAATCAGCTGTAGCTGTTAATGTATCAGCAAGTAATTCTCCATTTGGTGCTGTTTCAGTATTTGACGATACAGTAACATTGGTTTTTATCCAGTTTGCTGCCGTAAAATCTTCACTCTGTAATAATGTATTATAATTTACAGATTCCAATAAATATTCAGGACATGAACTGCCTGAGTAATCTAATCTAGGTATGTTAAACCCAATCTGTCTATTATAAATTGGTGTGTTTATATCTACAGTTCCATTGACTACTTGAACACCCCATATTGCAACACCTTGTCCATCAACTCTACTTGTAGAATTTAATAGCAAACTTGTTTGTAAATATATTTTATTCCAAATAGTTGTGCAATTAATACACACTTTATACCATCCATTTCCTGCACTTTGAGAGGTATACGTTATACTATAATCTGTTGGATTATTAGCCAATGTCCCATTAGAGCAATCTATTTTTATGTTATATGTGTTAATATCATAATTAGTTCCTCCAGTACCATTGTGTAATCTTATACCTAAATATGGTTCAGTTCCTTGTTTTTTAACATACAATATCAGAGTTCTAATTCTACTTGTTGGAAATGATTGTAAAGTTACGTCACCACCGCTAGTTAAATAAGTTAAATAGTAATTGTTATTAACAGTACCACCAAGTCTTATTATTGACCCTGTTAAAGTTCCATCTGGTGCTTCTAATCCAGTATATGTTCTATTTAACGCAATATCAACCCATCTCCATATATTTCCATTAGCTACTGAACTTATTCTTGTACTTGGATATATTAGATTTTCGTATGGACTATTTGTTAATAATCCATTAGAATCTGTTCTATACGGTATTGAGGTGTTTCCAAAATATGTATATTTATTTGTATTTTGAGGGTGAGTTTCAATTTTTTGATATGGTGTTAAACTTGTACCCAATTCAAATTGAGCACCAAACATAAATGTGTTTCTATTTATGGCACCTAAGTATGATAGTAATCTTGTTGCTGTTGGGTTATTGTTTACAAATGTAATGTAGACTGATGAGGTTCCAGTCGCAATACCAGTAGTTTGACAATTTCCAATAATAGCACATCTCCACCATCCATTACCAGCATCTGTAATACTTGTACTTGTTACACCACCACCTGAAGCTGTTGACACGCCTGTTACAATATTAAAATTTGCATAAGATGTATTACTAAACCCTAATTGCATTATATCTGGTGAACCTGCACCATCACCTTTTTTAAGGTAACAACTCCATACAAATGGTGAACCTACACTTTCAATAAAATTAGGAACCCCTTGATTTCTATAGTGGCTATTTGTATTTGCAGCTTCAGTCATTTTAATAACGGTTGGTTCACCTGTTGGACTAGTACCAGCAACTACTGCTTGTGTAACCTGTAAAGTGCTCCAAGATGTTGTTGACCCTTCACTCCTATATAATAGATTTCTAATATCATTAGTAGGTAGTGGTAACACTTGAATTATTTCAGTTTCACTTGAATTGTTAGGTGTTAAAATCATTGTTGCAGAAGACAATAAATCTATTGTATCTAAGTCTGTTAAATCTGTAACTATACAAGATTCTGCTTCAAATGTAGTACCTAGCTGCAATGTTCTTACAGTAATAAAATCTTTTAAATTTTTAATTAGACTTAAAATTAAGTTTCCACCTAATGTAAACATCATCATTCTTCTTAAACTCATAACCTATGTTGCTTGATTTACTGAATAGATAATTTGATTATCTGCTATATAAGTACAATATATGTAATTTAATCCTGCTACATACTCTGAACTTCCGGTTAATTTTTTAAAATCTGATCCAATTGTAGGGACTGCTGATGCACTATGTATTATTATATTTGTTGCTCCAGGTATAGCAGAGGAAGTATTTGATGTTATTGCAGATCCTGTCTCAGGCAGGGCATATGAACCGTACATTCTATCTGTAGTAAATGAAATCTCTAATCCTGTTACTTGTGGTGAAGCTATTGGTAAATAATTTGGAGCTATAGAAGCTGTTTGTGCATAGCTTGCTGTTCCAAATAAAGAACCTGTTATACCTTGAGTTACATTTAATGAACCTGTTATTACTTGATTTCCTATAAAAATATTTGAACCAGTTGTAGCAAGTGAACTTGTATTGATAGCTTGAGAAGGTGCCCATGAAGCACTTACTGCAAAAGAACTTGATATTGCTCTTGAAGAAGAAACTGCAAAGGAAGCTGTTCCGAATAAAGAACCTGTTATCGATCCACTCACTTTTAGTGATCCTGTTATTTCAACTATAGAATCATGAGCATATATTAAATTTGATCTACTATTCTCATCTTCACCATTTCCATGTATGAATGCAGATTGTACTGAGGATGAAATATTAAATTGACCTTGTACATGTTGGTATGAACCAAATGCTACTGTTCCATACCCTTCAGCATGTGAATAATCTCCAGATGTTACTGTATTTGCTCCTTCTGCATGTGAATAAACTCCTTTTGCTTGAGTACCTCTTCCTTCAGCATGTGTTCCTGTTCCTTGTGATACTGTCTGTCTTCCTTCAGCATGTGAATATGATCCTGATGCTATTGCCCTATCTCCTTCAGCATGTGAATACTCTCCTGTTGCTGTTGTAAGATATCCTTCAGCGTGTGAGTAATCTCCAATTGCTTGAGTGCCGTTTCCTTCAGCATGCGAATAGCTTCCAGATGCTGTACTATCTCCTTCAGCATGTGAAAAATCTCCTATTGCTTGAGATGCGTTACCTTCTGCATGTGAATAATTTCCTACTGCTTGAGTCTGTCTACCTTCTGCGTGTGAGTTTGGTCCTAATGCTACAGTTAGGTATCCTTCAGCATGAGATTTTGGTCCTATTGCTTGGGTGCTTTCACCTTCGGTATGTGCATATGGTCCAGGTATTACATTATCTCCTCCAAAGTCTCCATTATCTTGTAGGTATGTCAAATCTCCTACATAAGCTATTGTAGTTGTAACTGAAGTATCGAATAGTTGTATTTCAGTTTCTGAGCTGTTAAATACAACAGTATCTATTTTAAATGATGCATATCCATATGCTCCATCAAATTCTTCATCATACAAGTACAAATATCCACCTGGTGTAAAGTTTGCTGTTACATCTCCATAAGTACCATCTAATGTTATAAGTCCATCTAGTACTGCGAATCTTCCAGTAGCACTAAAAGCAGTTGTAATACCTGTTTTAGTTGTATTACCTTCGGCATGTGAGTTATTACCTATAGCTTGTGTATTAAACCCTTCTGCATGTGAATTGTTTCCTATTGCTGATACACCTTCCCCTTGCTGTAATTGTCCAGCTACATTTAATAAACTTCCATCAAAAGTTAAATCTACTTCACCATTTATTGTAGATCCTCCAGTTGCTGTTAGTATGTAATTATTTACATTATTTGTAATATTATTAGCTATAGATTGTACTATACTTGCTGTTGTAGCAAAAGAAGCAGATACTGCTCTAGAAGAACTTACTGCAAATGATGCACTTGTACTATTAGTAGCAAATGAACTTGATATTGAATTAGAAGAACTAATTGCAAAAGATGCTGTTCCAAATAGAGAACCAGTAAAGGATCCTGTAAAACTTCCAGTATTATATGATGAAGTAAAAGCATTAAACGATGAAGTTGTTACAAAAGAACCTGTATTTACTGTAGAACCAGATGGACCTGGTGGCCCTAGTGGTCCTTGTGGTCCAGCAGTGATTACTTCTACTATTGTAGTAACAGGTTGTACTACATTAACTGTAGTAGGGTTAGTAGGATCTGTTACAACTATTTGATTATTAGTTGTATTAATATCTACTGTGTTAGTATTTAATGTTATATTTACTTGAGACATTATGGTCTTGTTGTTTCTTTATTTAAATTAACTTGTCCCTCTAATATACGTGTTGTTATAGGGCATGTTCCTACACTACCTGAAAATATTTCTAAATCATATCTAGCATTTAAAAAATTTAAAGCAGATGATGAGCAAGCCGAAATATAAATTCCAATGTATCCAGTACTTGCAGAAGACATGTTTAACCCTGTACCATCTGTTGCTAATGAACTTGATAGAGTTATATAAGTTGTAGGATTATTATCAGCAAAGTTACTTCTGATTTGCATAGCCGCCCCATATCCTGTTAAGTTTATAGCGCTACCACTTACATCTTTATATTGGATTTTAAAATCCACTGTAGTTCCTTGTTCTAATAAAATATTATATATTCCTGCTGCCATTTTATATTATTTTTTCTGTGAAAGTTGTTTTTGTTACATTATATGATTTAGGATTTGGCCCGGCCATAGCAACATTTATTGTATTAGGTATAATATAACCTTGTAAAGTTAAAGTAATTTCACTTTTATTGGCCCTATCTGTAGAATTTTCTAATAATACAGGAGTAGGGAATGAATTTATAATAGCTCTAAATTTAAATCTTTCAGGATCTCCCCAATATGAATCTGATGCAAATTCTAGTGATTCTATTATGGGGTTCATTTGTTCTATGTAATCAGTAAAAATACTTAACTTATAAGTTATAGTGATATAGTCAGGTATTACTCCTAAAATATACTCTTTTTGGGGTTTTTGTCCTCTTAATACTGAGAAATTATCATATACATTTCTTTGTGAATATTGTTTTTCAAAATATTGCACATTATGAATTACATTACCATCTAATTTATTACCTAAGGTTCTATTTTTTTCAAATGATTCTCTTTTAAACATGATTAATGGAACCATTGTTTTACCATTCTTATCACGATAAAACCCGTCGTATTGAATCGACTTCCATCTTTCCGGTGAACCATATATAATTGGAACTTCTATTTGTCTATCGTTTTGAGTTACCGTGGGCTTTATTATATTTTCTAAATAATATAAAATTGCATTATCATGATCTTCTAATCCAATATTAATTAATTGAGTATCATCATCTTTTAAAGATACTTCTAATGCTCTATTAAATTCAGGCTGACCAGGTTGTGAATCAATAGAATAAGTTGAATTAGGATTAGAGTATGGTTGTATCTCTACTTCAGGTTGCACATAAGGCTCTGAGAGAGATGTTAAAAATTCACGGCTATTTAATGGTCTTGGTTTTTCCATTACAATCTATTTTCTCTTAATCCTACACGTTCTGGGCGAGTGTAGAAACATTCTAAGGTTATTGATAAACTTTTACCAGTATCTGGTACTCCATTTTCACTTGTATAAGCATAGTCAGGATCTTTACCTACTATTAATTGATTTTCATTTACATTATTAACTTCATAATAATCTTCATTCCATAAAATTATATCACCTACTGAGGGTTCTACATTTGCTGTTTGTAAATGGTATTTTAGAAATCTTACATTTAGAGTTCTAGTAAAATCCATTCCAAAATCATCTGTTAAGGGTTGTATATCACCTCTTTCTAATAAGCAGTTTATTAAAACAGGACCTATAAATTTCTTATTTAAATTTTCTCCATAAATGTTAGCAGGAGTTTCATCTAATATTACTTGATAATATCCTACTTTCTGTTCAATAACTTGTCCTAACAATTCCTTGTTAACATTATGAAACATATCAATATCACGAGAGCGTCCAAAATAACTCATTAATTAATTATTTTTAAATTAGTAGTTATGTAAATTAAATATATCATTAGCCTATAAAGATATTCATGGGGACATTCTGCAATGTTTGTTGCATAGCAATATTTTCCTCTGCTTTTCTTTGAAGTTGCATTCTACGTGAAGATTCATCTAAATCTAAACGTAATTTTTCAATTAAAGCTAATTGTAAATCTCTTGCTTTACTTAATAAATCAGCTTGATTTAAAGATACCTCAGCTCCAGGAATTGGAACTTGAGTATATTTACCTCTAATAAGTCCTAAGGTTTCAGCTGCTAACGCTAATGTATATTCGAATATCCAGTACCTTCCAGGCGCATTTACATTAGAATAGGTAGGATTGTCATATGGCACGTTAGATATATCAGTAATTAAATTATCGCCTGATCCTGGCCCGTTTATTGCAATAACACTATTACGTTCTGATACTTTTATATATTCAAAGAATAATCTTTTATCAGATGTAGGGATAGGAAATATTTTTAATTTATTATTAACAATTTGAAATGAGAATGCAGATCTTCTAATCTGATCGTTTAATTCAATGGCTTGGATAGTACCAATATCATAATTTAAAGGCATTAACATAAAGTTAATAGCAGGAGATTTATTACCAAACCCAAATGCATCTAATAATTGTTGTGAACCATATCCTGTACCAGCATAAGGATCAAAATAACGAACAATAGCAGGAGCATTTTCGTAAAATATAGTTTTTATTTCAATTGAATCATCGGACGATACTGCTCCTGATGATGAAGCCCATGCTTTTAAATCATAGTCTTGTATTCCAGCTTCCATATCAATTGAACCAGTGTAGTATGTTGTATTACCTCCCACACCTGCTTCACTACCATAATCTTGAGCCATTCTAATAATATTTCCTAGTGAAGGTGTTATAACACTATTATTAAGAGACACATTATTAGGATTAGCTTCTAATGATAGAAAATTATTTCTTATTTGATATAAATAAAGTTCATTTCCATATGTTGTAACAGCAGACTCAAAACAAGTAAAGAAGGAACCACTATCCATTTCAACATCCATTGAAGGGTATCCTAAACGAGTAGCACAGTATTTTGCTACCTTCACAGCATCCAACTGGAATTGATAATCATTATCATAAAACCCAAATGAAGTTGCACTACCTTGAATAAAAGTAGAATTTCCCTTCCATAATTCTGAATTAGCCATATTATATTATTTGGTATAAATATTGAGATAGTATTAATCTCTAAAATCTTGATATACTTTTAGTATAGGAGATACAATTTCATGTCTATGATTTTGTTTTAATTCAAATACTCTAAATCCAGGTACATGTTCTTCAATTCTAGATAAAAATGAAAATCCAGTTTCTTTTTTTATTTTTAAATCTATTTGAGCTAAATCCCCACAGATTGCCATCTTAGAATTCTTACCTAATCTTCCAATCACAGTTTCCATTTGGTCATGAGTAACATTTTGTGCTTCGTCTACAATAACAAATGAATTAAGAAAAGTCCTACCTCTCATAAATGCAAAAGGTACAATTTCAATGTTTCCATTTTCTAACTCTTTATCTACTTTATCCTTACTATAAAGGGCATATAAGTTATGATAAATTGGTGCTAACCAAGGATCCATTTTTTCCTTAAGATCTCCTGGTAGAAAACCTATTTCTTCCTTAGCTACTGTTGGTCTTGTAATAATGATTTTTTCTACTTCTTTAGTAAAAAGTAAATCTAAAGCTGCTTGTACCGCTACAAGTGTTTTTCCTGACCCTGCCATCCCTTTTAAAACGGTTACTGGGTTCTCTAAAATTATTGCTTTTGCTAGTTTTTGTTCTTCGTTAAGAACTAAGTTGAACTTGATAGGTTGTTTTGGTTTTCTCTTTTGAGTAAAAACCTCATCTGTGTGATGGTTAGAAGCCATATTAATAACGTTTAATTTAATATAAATATAAAAAAAAGACCTAGCTTGCGCTAGGTCTCTTAATATTAAGAATTGGTTATTCTTAGATTACATTCATATCAGCAACAAGTACTTTACCATAAAACTCTGGTCTTACCATTTTCTTAGCGTAACGAGTCATGATACCTTTTCTTGGAGTAAAAGTAGCAGGATCGTAAACTAATGGAGTCATGATAAGTGGAACATATGGAGCATAAACTGCACCTGATTCAAGGAATTGGTTACCTCTGAATCCCATCAAGATAGTATTCTCTGTCATGTATGGGTTTTTGTAAACTTTATATCTAGAGTTTAATTGACCAATTTTCTGAACACCAAATGCGTAAGTCATTTTAGCTGAATCACCATCTGTATCAGCAGCAAATCCAGGAATAGATTCCAAGATAGTAGCAACAGTTGGAGAAATAACGATGAAGTTAGCACCACCTCTTAAAGTTCTTTGGTGGATGATATTAGAGATTTTTTGCAATTTAATTCCTAAAGTTTGGAACCAAGACATTTGAGTGTAGTATACACCTGATGTGTTAGAAGAAACAACACCATTTGTGATTTGATTACCTACTTTTGCAGACCATACTTCAACTTGGTTAGTTGGAACGTTTTGGATCAACATATCTAAGATTTCAAGATCAATCTCTAATGAGATATATTCCGATAATATAGAAGTTAATTCAGCTTCAGCATCAAGTGAATGGAATGCATTTAAATCTTGAGAGAACTCTGGAGTCCATTGTGCTTTTAATTTTCTTGTTTTAGCAACAATAGCTTCTGATCTCATTTGAACATTAATTTCTGGAATAGAAATTGCAGTTTGAGATTGTGCGTTAGGGAAACCTGCTCCTGAAGCATCTTCGAAATCACCTCTTGAGTTATCTTTAGGTCCTTTACTGTAGTAAACAGTAATTACGTTAGTTGAAGTACCTGCTGGTAAAAGTGCAGTATTAGAACCTGTAAAGAAGAAATCAACTGTTGTAGCGTTAAGTCTAGTGAATGCTGGTAAAGCATTAGCTGCTCCTAATCCTGAACCTGAAACTGCTACAAATGATCTAACAGCGTTAACATCAAGTCCTGCTATAGATGAAGTAGTTACAGTTAATTTAAGGATTTGAGACGCTGCCATAGAAGCTGATAATTCTGCTGTATAATTAATATCAGAGAATGTAGAAGAAGTTACAAATGAACCTGTACCTGCAGTAAATGAACCTGTAAACTCATTGATTGAGTAACCGAATCTACCTGCACCATACAAACCATCTTTTGATTCGTTACCGAAGTTAGCTGATTGAGAACCATAAACTGATGTACCAGAAGTAAACGGTTGTTGGCTTGTTCCATATTGGAAATCTAAGAAGAATACCAAACCAGCTGGTAAACTCATTGGTTGAACAGAAACAAATTCTTTAGCAGCGATTTGACCAAATACTTTACGTACTAATGGTAATGCTACTGCAGCATATTGCTCACCTGTTCCAGCGGTAAAAGTACCACCTGTTCCTGTAGCAGAAGATTCTACTACTAATTGTTTTGCTTGGTTTTCTAAGATAATAGCCATATTAGACTTATCTGTTTCATTAGAAATACCTTCTAAAAGACCTGACTTACCCCATTTAGATGCTAATCTGTTAGCGTCTTTTTGTACCGATTGGTAAGGGTTAGCTGTCTCTAATAATGAATTGATCATGTTTGACATAATAATGTGTTTTTTGTGTTTTTAAATTTTTTAAATAATTCCTGCAAGTTTTTGCATTCTTAATACGAAATCGTTGTTTTCAACGATTGGTTTTCTGTTTGGAGCAACACCTGCTGGTTTAGAAGCATATGAAAGAGATTCTTTTATAGAGTTCTTAGCTGGTGCTACACTTAAAGATTCTTGTAACGTTTCAAAAATATTCTTAGTTTCTTTAACTGTTTCAGCTCTGTCGAAGGCGTTGATTACTTTTACTTTTTGAGCTTCTGTTAAATTTTTAGATTTGAATAACTTATTAACGTAAAGTAATTTGGCATTTAAAAGATTAACTTCGTTTAATTCAGAACGTAAAGTAGCAATAGTATTCATTGCTTCTTCTAATTCTTTATCATCTTCGATATCATCTGGATTATCTTCATCTACGTCGTCGTAAGCGTAAGTTTCTTCCATTTCAAGTTCAGCTAAGATTTCTTCAAGATTAAGTTCATCTTCTTCATCAGCCATTTCTTCTTCTTCAGGGCCCATTTCTTCATCTGCCATTTCTTCTTCTTCAGCTTCTCCACCCATTAGGCCTGCAACTACATCTCTAATGATATCTTTAAGATCATCAACTGTAATTTCTCCTACTGTGTCATCATCTTCAGCTTCTTCGAAAATGTAATTTTCTTCCATTTGATTGTCAGCATCATTATCTGATGGACCACCATAATTGTCAGAATCAGGTTCAGCATGATCTCCTTCAAGAGCTTCAAGTTCAGCTAAAAGTTCTTCTAATGAAATTTCTTCCATTGAATCATTTCCAGGCATTTCACCATTTGATTTTTTAAAGTTTTCTTCCATCTCTTCATCGTCTTCAGCTAATGCTTCTAATCTAGAAGACATCATTTCTTGCATACGAGGAGCAAAAGCTTCTTCAAGTGCTAGTTTAGCATTTACCATTGCGGTTTCTCTAATAGATTTAGCCTCAGCAATTGCTTCACTAAAAATTTTAGTGTTTGTGTTTGACATAAAATTGTTTTTTTGATTTTGTGATTACTTATTGGAAAGTAATATAGAATTGTTTATTTGAGGGAGATTATATTGGGATAATCTATCTTTAAGATATCCATAAATATATAAAAAAGGACAAAAAATGCACTCTTCTTAGGGAGTGCATTACTCTACATAAATGTAGAAGGAGGATGGTTATTTATCTTATACAACAGATACCAGCTTGTGAGCAAATAATATCTGATATTAGTGTATTTATTTTTGAGTATTTGTTATCGTATTGAGGTTTGTATCCTTCACTTAATCCTGTTGGTGTCATAAAAGCGCCCTGTGTTGATGGAGTAGATACGAAGTCCCAGCATAGTAATTCAAAATCGTCTTGTACTTCTACTGTACCTTCTCCTAATGATTGAACAGAGCCCATACCACGAGATGAAATACCTACAGTTATTTTATTTATGAATAATTCTTTTAATATATTACCACTTGGAGTAGGTAATACTTCTATTTTACCCATTAAATCATCTCCATTCCACCATAATTTTTTAATATTATGAGATACATTTTTTAGGTTGATCACCATTGATTCAGGATGATCTAATTCACCTAAGGCTCTATTTTCAGAGATAGGCCCTTGAACATATTTTTCAACTTCTCTTTCAAGAATATCTTTAGGGTAAACTCTACCATTTTGATTCTTAGAGTCAGCTCTTTGGATTACTCCTTCAACCATTAAGTTTCTATCACCTCTTCCTTCAGATAGTACTGATTTAGGGGTGAATAAGGCGTATTCTATTAATAGTGATTTACTCATTACCCTTTACTTATTGAAGTTACATCTGAAGTATTAGGAATCTGTTGATATCCTGCAGTTCTTAAGGCTGTTTTAGATTGTTGAGTACTTGCTACTACTTGTTGATTTCCTTTTTTAAAAATATCTTCTTCTAATTCATCATCCATTTCTCCTTCTTCATTACCTATTGCTAAAGCACTATCTAAGTAATCTTTAGATCCTTGTAAGTAATTTTTAGCTAAAACAATTTTTGCTTGCCACCAATGAGGAAAATCAACTTCTCCCATATTATCTACAGAATCAATTATTTTGTATAATTCAGTAGCCTGTTTAACAATTTGGTATAATTCACCTTTAATCATACGAGGTTCATTATCTTGATGACCTAAATCTATATCTTCACTAGTAGTTTCTCTTTCACAATCATCACATTCTTCATTTATAGGAGATGAATCAGCATTAACATCAGCTACCCTATCAGAATATTGTCCATGTTCTTTTATTTTTTTTTCCTTAGCATCTCTAACCATAGATTTAAGATTTTCTAAAGGAATACCTGTAGCTTGAGCGTATTTTTCAAAGATAGCATTTTGTTGATCTTCTTTTACTAGACCACTATTGTCATATCCTTCTCTAATATGATTTTGATTAGTTAATTCAAAAGTTCCTCTACTAGTATAAAAATTATAACCATTAAAAGATACAACTTCTTCACCACCTTCTCTACCTAGATATTTACCTTTAGCACCTGTCATAACTCTAACTAGTCTAGCAACTTCTTTAGGCGGTGCTATCCAAACAATTTCATCACCTTTTTTAGGTTCTATTCCTTCTCTCATTAAGCCTTTAGCAGCTTTACCTTTACCAATGGCATCGATATTTTTCTTAGTAGTTTCAATCCATTTATCACTTACAACTTTATTATCTCCACCATAAATTTTATCAAAATAAAATTGTGAATTTTTAGTAAGATTAGCTAATACTTTCTTTTGAGCTTTAAGTACATTATCTTCTGATAAATCAGCTGATGTAACTGGTGTTTCTAATACTTCAAGTTCATATTTCATACCTCTAGAATACTCATATGGGTTAACCATATCAATAGTTTTAGCTATAACATCTACTTCTTGCTTTCCAGTTGGTTGTTTAGACTCTTTTGAAGCTTTTTCTGAGATGATATTTTTATTTTTAAGGATTTTAACAGTATCATCGAAATTATTATGATGTGAAATCATAGTAAGATTTTGATCTCTGCGCACCTCGTAAAGAAATTTAGCTTTGGTTACTTTACCATCTAAATATTGAGTATATAAGTTTTGAACTGTCATGTGTATAAATATTATTTTCCTTGTCCCCTGTTTAATTTTCTATAGTTTTTAGAACTTTTTAATTTAGATGTTTTACATTTTGCATGAACACCCGGTCTTTTTATTTTAGATACTTCAGTTTTTGTACCTGTTGAGTTGGATTTTATTTTTGTAGCCATTATTCAGTTAAACCTTTTATTTTATCGTTAATTAATTGAATTTTCTCGTTTATTTTAAATAGTGAATTATGAGTACGTTTTAAAAAATTCATTTCATCAGCGTCACCTTTTAATTCTGTCTTCATACGAGATGTAAATTCAACTAATTTATTAATTTCGTCTAATTTACGATATATTTCTTTAACTCCCATATGTAATTGTTCTTGAGGGGAACGAGTTTTAGATTGAGTTTTAAACTGAGAATAGCGAACCTCATTAAGTGATTCTTCTTTCCATAAATCTTTAGCATCAATTCTTTCCTCAGGTTTAATTATTCTAAATTTTCCTTTAATGTAAGTTTTAGCAGAATCAGGCATTGATTCAAACCCAGTAGGTGAGTTAACATCTTGTGCAGTTTTAGTACGAGCAGGGTTACGATTAAAAGTTTTAGTAGTACCTTCTTTTTGAGGATTTTTAACCATCATTTTACCCATAAATCCTCCAGCACCTGTTGTAGCAGACATTTCATCTATATAAGATTTTACTAATTCTTTTAGTTTATTTTTTTCCATTATGAATCTTTTTTAATTCATTGTGCAACTCTTGGTATTGTAATAAAGCAACAATATTATCGTCTTTTACAGTTTTAGATTCTAAAATAGGATTAATAAGATTTATTGTCTCATTTACTTTAATTTTAATTGTGGCGTCTTCTATTTTAGGTAATAATTTTAAAAGAGATTCTTTTAAAGATGTAAATTTAGTATCTACATACTTTTTAAGATTAGTAGTATTAGAAATATTATTAATATATTCTTTTAATACTTCTTTCTGATCATTGGATAATGTTTCAAATCTAGTATTAAATTTCTCTAGCATTATTTTATAAACTAAAGCACGAGTACCTTTATCTAAAGTTTCAAACTCACTTACTGTTGGTTGTATTTCTTTTACAAGTTGAGATTGAGCTATATGCTCCAAAATATTCATTTTAGAGGTAAGTATAGTATCAATATGATGGGAAGGGAATAAATTAGCTTCTAATAAGGTATAAGTTGAAGACAATAATTTATAATTATTAATCTTAGCTTTAAAGAAATCATCAATATCAAAATTAGATTTAATTTCTTTAATTAAATTATACTTTTCTTTAGATAATTTAACTTGATTTAAAGATTTGTTTATCTCTAATATAGTAGAAATAATAGATTCAGCTTTGGCTTCACTAATATTCTGAGTTTTTGATAATGATTGATATAATTTATTTTCTCTAGATAATTCAGTATTAACAAAATATTTTTTAATTAAAGATACAGCTTTAGAGTCATGATTAGACATTGTATCAGCTGTAATTTTTCTTACGAGAAGTTCAAATAGTATACCTGTATTACGGAATTTATTATGCTTAATATTAGCCATTTATGTTTTGTATAGTTAACTACTAATTATAAATATTAACTTTATTTATCTTCCTTTAAGAGGTTATCTTCATTTAATAAATTACTTTCTTCAAATAATTTAACTTTTTGTTTAGGGAACATATCTTTTAAAGAATTGGACATTTGATTGTAAGCTATCTGAGTATTGAAATTTTCAAGTGCTAGAGGAGATCCACCTTTGTAAGCAGTTTTAAATCCTTTAGATTCAGAATCATCTTTTTTCATAGCATCCCTACCTAATCTATCTTTACCTAATGCACTATCTTGAGTATTATAACTAGATGCTTTCTCTTTAGGACGACCTAATACTTGTTCAGGATAGGTATCTGATTTTTCATCATATCCTTTAGGAGTACCTTCAGTACCTGGGTATCTACTTGAACCATAAAGTGATGCTAATGAATGTGGTGTACCATAAGCTTCTCCAGTTTTATATGGATCATTACCTTCAGTTTCTATTTGATCTAGTCTAAATTTACGTTTAGCATCTTCAATAATTAAATCTCTATATTCATCATATTGATCTTCACTAAAATGGAAGATATTATCATAAACCCAATCAGTTGGAACAATTTTGTTTTGGATTAATTCAATAGCTAATGCTGATTTTTCCTTCAGTAATGCTACTTTTTCTTGCTCATATATAATTGAAGGAACAGTTAGTGATAAATTAAAATTAGTTAATGATTCCCCATCATATCCTTGCGCGTATAAATGTACTAGGGCAATTTTTGTTAATTCTGATATTATTATACGTTGAAGTCTTTCTACTGTACGAGCAAATCTAATATCCTCCGCTGCCAATGTAGCTTTACCTGTTAAGTCTTTTTCATATCCAAAATAGGCTTTTGGTACTTTTAAAGCAGCAAATAATTTATCTTTTAGATAATTAACATCTTCAATAGCTGTATAATCTAAACCTTTTGTAGTTTCAATTCTAGTTGTTGCATCACCACCTCTTACAGGAATATAAAAATCCTCAAGAATGTTTTGCATATTATATTTTAAGTTATACTCACCTGTGTTTGGATCAACATAAGGTGTTTTTTTCATTTTATTAATAGTACGTTGCATAAAATTTTCTACCTCATTAGGTGGAATATTACCAACATTAATAAAGAATGTACGTTTTTCAGGTGCTCTAACAATACGATGTATTAACATCGCATCTTCCATTAAAGTTAATTGTTTAAATATTTTACGAGCGGGTTCAATAAATGATCTACCATAAGGTAAATAATTAAAATCTGATAGTAATCTAAAGTGAGCCATTTCATAATTATCAAACTGAATATCGCTATCATTGTTACGGCTATATTGAGAGATGTTTTGAGGACCCATTGTAGATTGCTGAGATGAAAAAGTAGGATCATATTTGAATTTTACTTCTTGTGGGCGTTCTGGGTTTCTACCTTCTAGTCTAATAATTGAATAAGATGAAAATGGTATTACACCATATACTCCAAATTTTTCTGATATTTCTAATTTAAGATAAAAATCTCCATATTTACACATATTACGAGTCCAAGACCAAAGATTAAATTCAATATTTAATACATCGTAGAATAAATTGTAAAGTATTTTTTGTATTGTTTCATCAGAAGAACGTATCTGTAATACTTCCCCCATATCATTTCTTAAACAAGTTTCATCAGCTAATATATCTAATGTAGAAGCAATAATAGAATCACTATCCATTAACTCATAGTCAGTATAAAGTTGAATACGAGTAGTTGGATATGAAGTATCATTATTAAAGTTAAAATTTAATCCTCCTGTAGTAGTATATACTTTATTGTATCTGTCAAATAAAGAGTTTGTTTGGATAGTACCAAGTTGTTGAATACGGTCTGTATCCATTACTTTTAACTGATTACCCCCAACGTTTCTTATTATAACATCTGTTGAAAATAATCGTTGTAATCTACCAAAAAATGATGTATCTACCATAAATCTAATTATATATTAATAAATATTAAAGTTTTAACCAAGAAGCCAATCTATGTCCTCCATCCCTCCCATACCATTATCCATTTTATATGGATTTTGAGCTTGAGGACTATGTGAATATATACCAGGAGATTGTTGAGTTGTGACATGAAAACTACCTAATGTAGCACGTGTTAAATCCATACCCTGTTGTCTAAATCTTAACGCAGTATCACGTAAGAATAAACCAATACTGAATGCCATTACTAAGTCATCATTATAACCGTTTTGTGACTGGGCTTTGCCATGTTTCCAAACGAAAGTTCTTAGCTCATCTAGCAATCTTTTAGATTGTATTGTGACAGATTTTTCTTGTATGTAGGAAATTAATTTTGAAACACATAATGGACGTGTTTTTTGTGAAGTTGTAAAGCCAGGTATCATACCTTGCCCGTTCTCCATTCTAGCTAATTGATTTTCATTAGCTCCCATTGTAGTATCGGCTTTAGAAGAGTAATATAAATTTCTATATCCCCTTTCTATTAAATGTTCTAAAACACTCCATCCTATATTAGCGTTTTCTACTACTAATAAAGCATCATTATATTCAGTTGCTATTGAAAATAAAATATGGGCATAATCTCTTGTTTGAACTTGTGCTCTATATTCAGCTACTTGTTTAGCAGCCTCAATATCAAACACATGAAATGCCGAGTAATCACTACCATCTCCTCTAGCAACATCTGCTACAACCATATAAGTTTTTGTAAAATCAGGTATTTCCCATATCCATAAAGCTCCCTCTATCCCTCTTCTTTCTATAGGGTCAGATGTAAATGAAGCTTCTAAGAAATTAAGCATATCAGGTTCAATAACTGTGTCTCCAGATGTGCTAAAATCGCAATCACATTCTTGTGCGGCATGACGTAATCCTAGAATTTCATTTTGATCATCTCTCCATTGTTGGTTTCGTTCAGGATGAACAGTCCAAGGTAAAGATAAAGGAACAAATTTGTTTTCTTTATTTTGTGCTTTAGTAAAAGATTTATGAAACCAATTACCTGTACCATAAGGTGTAGACAAAGCAAGACATTGTCCTCCAGTAGCTAAAGTTTGTTGAGCAGAGGCAAAAATTTCATCAATACCTTCAATAAAAGCCGCCTCATCAATAATAAGAAAAGAAACAGCTTCTGATCTACCAGCATCTGCTGTCGCTCCTACTGCTTTAATCTGTGAACCATTATTTAACTTTAATGAAAGTTTATTATTTTCTGATGGTTTATCTCCAGATTTTAACCATTTAGGTAAAGCATCATAAGCAAAACGTACTTTAGTAACCATATTCTTAGCAGTTTCTTGCTTAGTAGCGATACAAAGTATATTTTTGTCTTTTTGGAATAACATTAACCACAAAGAATAAGCTGATGCTAATGTTGATATCCCTAATTGTCTTGATTTGTTAATAATTGTATACTCATTTTTTTGAATCTGCTGTAATACTTTTTCTTGGAATGGGTATAAATTAAATTGGATCCTACCCCTTTGTGGGTGTTGAATCCAATAGTATTTTTTCATAAAATAGACTGGATCCTGCGAGCAGCGGATCCATTCTAATTTTATAATTTCCTTTAAAGGGAGTTGTTGTTGTATTTCAGACATAACTAATTTAGAAAGCTTTATACTCCTAATTTTTTACTTAATTTATTAATTTGAGCAGTTAAGTCTTTTAATTTAGATATAGCTGTTTTATCACCACCTTTAAAAGCTTTGTTTACTTCTAATCTTTCATCTTTAAGAGCTCTTAAAGCTTTAATCATTTCATCTTTACTTCTTGAGTCTTTTTCAACTTTAGTATCGATTTTATCATCAGCTGATGGTTCAGATTTAGCTTTAGATGGAGTAATTTTAATTTTTTGTTCTCCTGGAGTTTTAGCAGCTTTTGGCTCTTTAGGTTCAGCAGCAGGTTTATTAGGATCTGCAGGACGTCCTGTTCTTACAGCTGTTGGAGAAGATGAAGCAGCAATATATTGAGCTAAATCTTTTTCTAATACTTCTCTTGATTTTGGATTGTTCCAAGTAGCGATATCTTTACCTTGAGGATTTTCAGGGCTAATAGTAGCTTTTTTAAATTCTTTATAATCAGCTTCACCTTCTTTTTCTAAAGCATCTAATGTGTTATACATAGCTGATCCAGGTCTAAATTTTGCTTTTTTAGCTGCAATTGCTTCTTTAGCTTCTGGAGAATCATCTGTTACTTTATAGAATGAAGCCATTTCATCTAACATTTCATTTTCTTCTAAATCGTCTTCTTGTAAATAAGAAGCATCAAAATTTTCAGTTAAAAGAAAATTCTTTGCTTTTTTTAAATCAAAATCACTATTAATGTTCATTTTTTTATTTTTTAAGTTATTGGTTTTGATATAAATATTATAAAGAAATTACTTCTAATATTTGTTTAATTCTTTCCTCAGTTGTACCTGATAATGTATGAGAATTTTTAATTCTATGGTTATAATTTTTACAAATATCTTTAATTATAAAATCAATTAAGTCCCTATACTCAGCATTAGTTTCCCTTACATCATTATCTTCTATTTCTACTCCTTCAGGAGAAACATAAAAAATATAATCATATTCATTGATAAAATTACGAGCATACTCTTCATATGAAATTTTATCTGCCTCTTTTATAGACTTAGCAGCACTTGTAAAAGCCATTACATCAATAACTGTTCTATCAGTAATTAAGTTTTCATGCATTAATTCAGCACAACGTTCTGATAGAAATACAGTTTGACCCTTCATTGTAGAATCAGTATTTAAAGGAATACCTAAATCTCTTAAATATTTACTACGTTCAGTAGAAAATTTATAATCTTTAAATTGTGGTAATTCTTTTAAAGCATTAACTAATGTTGTTTTCCCGACACTTACTGTGCCACATAAACCTATTTTCATATTAAAATCTTGATGTTACTTGTGGATTTTTTTCTGGTGGTACTCCATGTCTGTCTCTACGGGCTTCTAACCATTCATCTTTAGTGTATTGAAAACCATATAAATAGTATTCGTCTTTTTTCTTTAATTCCTTAGCATACTTAAGAGCAGGTTCATCCCATGAGTGGAGCTTCCCATCAAAGTATATAATAGTCCTACCATCAGTTGATGTAAGGGTTCTTGATTTATAATCAATATTCGTAACGTTTTCCATTGGAAATTTTATTTGGTTTGTTCTATAAAAGATATAAAATCTTTAATAATTTCCTGTTTAGCAGGTGTTGCTTTCTTATAAGCTTCGCTTAATATAATATTAATATCTATGGTATCCAAAGATTCTACAAGAAGCTGTTTAAGAGGAGTTAAAGCACTTTCAGCTAAAATATACTCTGCGCCTTCTCCATAATCTTCAATATCATTTAAATATAATTCTATATATTTTTGTAACCTATTTTGAGAAGTATTCATATATCATTTTTTTAACATGTTTAACAATTTCTTTAATATTTTTAATTTGAGTATTTAACCACTGCATACGTTCACCCATACGTTTTCCCGCCATAGGAGTTTCAATATGATCTTCTGGGATGTATTTAAGTAAGGGTTTCATATATTCGGTTCCTGTTAGACATATAAAATGGTCAGTTTCAGGATTAATGTCATGAGATTTCATTTGTTTTGCTACTTCTGCACCCCAAGCTTCTTTTTCATCTTTAGGCATTTCTTTAAGAGTTTTATCATAAGGTTCTAGGACTTTAGTTAAAGGAACTAGATAATGTTTAGCAGATAAAATAAACATTTTGTCAGGTTTAAGCGACTTACCGTACTCTAAAGTTTTTTTGAATGTAGGCGACGCAGAATATAAATCCTGCGCTTGAGACGGCTTATCTAATTTAGATTTGGTGCAGCTTAATAATACTATAGTAGACATTTATAATGATTTTAATATAAATATGTAAAATATTAAGAAAATTCATTATACCATGTATTATCAACCCATTGAGATTTAATCTTTTTAATAATAGTAAAATACTTTTTCCAATCTATAGCACCAATATCTACAAAATGTTTATATTGTTTGCCTACTCTATTATCATAGGCATATCTCGATTTATGAGATAATGTAATTGATGGATGATTTACTTTAAGTTTTACCCCATTATAATCAACATAAATTATATCTTTAGGTTTAATATACTGGCTATTAAAAAAATCTATAGTATATTCTATATTACCATTATCACCTGATGGTGTAACCCATTCTGTAGAAAATTTGTATAATTGGATTAATTCTTTTTGAGCAAAATGTTTATCAGTTTTATTATTACCTTTTATTTTATGCCCATTCATTTCTGTAGTATCATAATCTCCTTTACCTATCACATAATTTAAGTTAAAGAAATCTTTAAAAACTAATAATTCATCTTCAGTTAATGGTTCAGTTAAACTAAAATCAATATCAGGTTTACGATTTTTAAAATCATATTCTACAATACCCATTATATATAAACCTAAACTACCACCTAAAATTAATTTATCACTTAAATTAGTTAATGGAAGAATAATATCGTCATACTTTTGAGGTAAATTATTAACTGTATTTGGTTTATAACCATTATGTATTCTACTTAATATATTTTTAAACATAATTATTGGATTTTAATTTTAGTACCTGGTAATTCATCGTTTATTTTTGATTTTGAACTGTGCACCCATAATATAGGTTTTAATGGTTTAGTAGCAGGTGAACAGCATTCTCCGTCTGTTAAATAAATTAAATTATCAAATTCATTTTTATGTTCAACTAAATACTTCATTACAGGTTCAAAATCAGTACCACCTCTACCTTGAACAGATAAGTCTTCTAAATTACCTTTGTATTCATAAACTCTTTGAATATTAGCATCACATTCTACTACTGTTACTTTAGTACCTGTTTTATAGATATGATATATTTCATTAAAAAATTCTGCTAATTCACTATTAGAGACTGAACCTGATGTATCAATTGCAACTAATGTTGATTTTTTAAGTTTAATTTTTAAAGCAGGATTACCATAAAAACGTTTATTAGGTTTACGTCTTGTTTTTTTAGTGAATACTTTATTTGATGTGTTACTAAATCTACGTAAATAGGCTTTCCAATCTAATACAGGTTCTTGTACTTCAAATAAAGAACTAATATAATCCTTCATTTCTGATGGTATTAAACCCCTATCTTTAGCACGTTTTTCTAATTGGCTTGCTATTTCTTTTAATTGATGGTCAACTTGTTTACCTATTAATTTACGTTCAGCCTCACTCATCCCTTCCATTGCTTCCCATAACTCATGAATATCAATTTCCATACCATTCATGAAATCAGCAAAGTCTCCGTTCGGATTATTATCTAACTCGTCTTGAAGTTTATCATAATAATATTTAGTACCTTGTTTAGGGAGTAAATTTAAAGGTTTATAAATACCTTCCTCAAATTCTAATCCATCCCATTTTTCACCTTTATATTCAGCTTGAATGTATTGGTTAATTTCTAAATCAGCAGCAACATTATATAATTTCTTATTAGGAAATCTATCAAAATGTTGTAAATGAAAAAATGCAATATGAAGTAATTTCC